TTCTGTATGCCCGTCTTGTAATAAGGACCATCAACGTGCATTTTCTTCCCTTTGTCGTTGGCCACCAGTTGTCTCTGGTGTAGGTTTGCCCTCCGCAGCAGCTTCCTCCTGCTCGGCGGCGATTTCGTCCGTCTCTATCTTCTCGTCCTCTTCCTTGGGGTCGAGTCCTTGCTCAATCTGAATAGTTTCTCTTGACTTCACCTTCTGGGTGAGTCTCTCTGTATCCGTCTTGGCCTCTTCCAGCTTATTACGGACAACAAGTGAAGGCCCTGTTATCTGGACGTCCACTTTCTGCAATACAGCCTGATTGACGCCATTCCGCTCTAATTCAAGTGGCAGAACGATGTCCATCACCTCTTTCCATAGCTGGCAATGAAGGCCCTGGTCTTCCTCTCGGGCTCTTGTGTAGCTATTCTCTTCGACCAGAGCGGATGCATAGGCAGCGCTGGCCGACTCGCCTGAAAGAGCATTTGGCGGAATCTGGTAGTGAGCGGCGATAGTGTTGAGGGTCTGGGAATAAATCATCTGCATAGCCGGGCCATCAGGCATAGCAGGAGCATCGACCCACTGGCTTGTCTTGCCTATATGAAGAATTCCACCAATTTCTGTATTGACGGCATTCAGCGTGTAGGAATTGCCATTGTTGTCGATGCGTTGAGAACTTGTTGTTCCTTGAATCTCTCCGAGCTGGTCCACCATACGACTCAAATCGTCATCGCTGGCCTGCTCGTGCTGGCATACGCCCGCTATGGCCGCTCTCACCTTCGCTCCTTCACGGAGAGCAGCACGCAGGACGGTGGCACCTATAAGCTCATCTGTGATGGCGAATGCAGAGGAGACGCCTCTCTTGATGTTGGCGAAGGCGACCTGCTTTATATGAACCATCCTGTCAGCATTTACCACTTCTTCTGACGTATCTGGCCATACAATTTGGTAAGCTTCTGGAGTAGTGTAGTCAAGGCTTTTATTCTTGACTCCAAACGACCAATCCGTTCCTCTAGTGGAGGGCAATCCTCCGGCAACGGCTGGGTCTTCAAAGTTGGCAGCGTATTTCTCTGATGGTCGGATGAAGTCAGGTTCGACATAAACGACTCTGGTAGGCTTCCGTCTGGACGCCGGAATATCTCGTTTATCTTCGATGACTCTGATGAAGACTTCCCCGTGAATTTCATAGCGGCGGTGTCCTTCCTTGGTCATCGAGCATAACTTATTGACTTTGCAGAACTCCTTTACAATATCATTCAGTTCTGCCAGCTTCTCATCCGAGACCTTCTTGTCTTTCTTGGCTACGATTTCAATTGTGAGACCCTCACGTCCGAATATCATAGCCTGAATAATTCTGACGGCAGTGCGGAAATGACTGCATTCTTCATAGAGCGTCTTGGAGACGAATCTGATGAAGTCCATTTGCTGAATAGTTCTGACAACAGCGGATTTATAAACCATCCGCTCTCTAATCATTCCAGGAATAGCAAGCAGCTCTCGATACGGGTCAAGCAAAGAACTGACGGGAGTGAGACCAATCCCGTTGTTAAGCAAGCCTAGGACTGATTCCTGAACAGGAGCACCGCCTAGGGGATTCCTCTGCTTCACTTCCAGCTGGCGGCGGAGAGTGGCTATTTCTGCCTGCTCATTAATGACGGCAAGCTGGTTGGCTAACTTCTGTTTCTCTGATTTGCGGAAGAATGGTATTTTCATCGTTTTCAACCACCGCTTGCTATTTTTACTGCCATTCTCACACCCATACTGACCGCATCCGGACCGTCGTCGTGGTCTCTTCCGTGGGGCGAGAAGTTCCTGAATTGGGATATAAGCAGTTTGTAATGTCCTGCTCTCCTTATCTTTAATTTACGATTCACTAGGAGGCGGCTCAAATCCCTTCTCAATCTTTCTGACTTATCTCCGAGACCCTTGGAAGGTAGGTTCCATATCTTGTTGGCCAGGTCGAGACGGTTCTTTTGTATCAGCTTGCGGCCTATCATCTCCGCGATGCTGCCACCGTCCATATCTGACTCAATAGCCGCTCCATCGTGCTGGTGCGATTCCATCCAAGTAATGAACCTGTCTTCAAGTTGAGGGCCTGGAAGCCTAACTAAAGTGCAATCATCGACCCACACTACACCGCTCTCATCTATGAGAATATGAACAAGCGCGGCAAAATCTCCCTTCTTGGAGTTCTTACCTTTAGACGGGTCAAGTGCTACTGTCCTTAACTTTATCTTGGTTCCGGCAGGAATCTCATCATACTCGATTCCATTAAATAATTCCCCAGCCCATTCTAAACCGGCAGGAGATGTGAGCGGGTCGCCTTGATAGAGACATTGAAATAGGTAATCGTTGCCTGCTAGCTCATAGTCTTTCTGTGTATCTTCCAGCTTCGCCTTTGGCCATTCCGAGGGCCACAGCGGCTCACCGTCATTGAGAGCCTTATAAGTCTTGAAAGCCCAACGCTTTGAAGCGGGAAGGTCTCCGAGGGCACTATGGTCCTTTAAGCGGCCCATTATGTCATCAGGGTGGCGGCGGGCCATTACTGCCGCTATCTTACCTGTCGGGGTGAGTCGGTTGATTAAATCAGAATAAAACCAACGCCATATCTTATCTCTCTGTAATTCACTATCAAGCTCTTCCTGTTTCTTCTGAATATCATCGACCAGGATAAAATCAAATCCAAATCCGCTTATAGGATTTCCTGCGGTGTAGCAGGCTAATCCTCCCCCCGCTGTCAGCTTGAAGTTGGTTTTTCCCTGCGTATCCTTTGCAAGCTTAACTCCTCTAAACTGCATTCCATAATCGTTTATAGTCTGTCGAATCTTATAACCAAACTCGTCTGCCAGATTAGCGTGGCTCACATATGCAACTCTCTTCTCGGGATGGTTCATTAGATAAGCACTAATTCCCATCCAAGACCAGAAATAAGTCTTACCGTGCCTGACAGGTGCAACAAGAGCTAGCCTATCAAACCGATTCCTATATAGCAGGTCATCATACAGGCTCTGGAATTCTAGTATGAAAGGCGGAGTCTGATAATCAAGAATAATCCTTCGGCCAAGTTCTATTGGCGTAAGTCTCATTCCACCGGCACTTCTGTTGGAATTTCAGCAGGTTTAGGGCCGTCATAGAGTGGCGGAGTGCTTACTTGATATTGCACTGGGGCATTAAATCCGAACATACAATTGAGCACTTTCGAAATGGCTGCTTTATCCTTCGGACTAGCCTTTCCGAGGGCACCTACAAGGTTCTCTGTAATATATGCCTTTAGGCGCTCTAAATGTTCAGGTGCGTATCTACTTTGAATGAGGGTTTTGGCGTCCGCTACATATTTCCTCGCTTGGCCAAGACCTACATTGTAATGCTTTGCAGCCCACCTTACTACAGTGTATTGTGTGTGGCTTGTTAAGAGTTCTGCTATCTTTTCAAGCCGCTCTAGCCTGTTTTGCGGGGCACTCATTTTTATCTCCTTGTCTGTAATAATCATCTCCTAAACATTTTTGCACTCTCAATAGCCAGCAAAATTCTCACAAGTTCTATATAGCAGGAGCGGTGTGGTGCTTCCTTATGCAGAGCGGCTAGAACAGCACTATCTAAATCAGGCGTCTCCTCTACAAGTTTCAAGAGTTTAGCATCTCCGTCAGGAGTTCGCGGGATTTTCTGAATCTTATCAACAGAGAGGGCAGGACTTACAGGCTTGAAGGGATAAGCACTTTTACCTTTAGGAGGCGTATGGTGGTAGTAAGACCGGCAAGATGCACATACGCCACTTACTCCATCCTTGGACTTGGGATTCTTATTATAGTCAGAGTAAGGCTTCCTATACCCGCAAGTTCTACACAGTTTAGTCTTTTCAGCCTTCACTTCCATCCTTCACCTCCCTAATCTTGCTACCAGGAGTATGTTTAACATTGGCAGGGCTGTGTGGGACCGGGCGAAGCCCGCAGCCCGCAGAGCCCTGGCACGGACGCCAAGCGAAGCGAAGGCAGCCCGTGCCAGCCTGTTTATCTTGTTTAGCCTGTTTAGCCTGTGTTTATCTCGAACTACTCTGGGTTTAACAAGAAGTACATCTTGCGCTAGCAAGATGTACAATTGGAAAAGCCAGAGTTTTAGTGTACGGTACGTCCTGTTAAGCCTGTTTATTAAGCCTGAAAGGTTTACTTCGTTTGTGTAGTGCACTCCGTTGCACCACATCCTGGTCGGGGGGTATCGCTTCAAGGATATAAATTGAGGGCATTCCAACACCTTGTCTAGCATAGCCTCCACCTCTTATGACAGTAATATAACCGAATGATTCTAACTGCTTTATGGCATACTGAATCTGTCTGCGTTTGTATCCAGTATCTTGTTGCAGGAAAGCAAGTGTAAGCTCTGAAACATATGAACCTGTCAGACGGTCTAGCAAGCGTTCATAGACGGCAACCGCTGCACGTGTTAATCTGCGGTCATTAAGAACTCGTAATTGTGTGCCTGTCTCGCGAATTTCTCTGCGAGTTGCAGGTCTATAAAAATGGCCAGCAGGAATGTGAGAGTCCTGCTGGCCGTGGTCGGTAGGGACCAAATATGCACACTCTAATACTTTTTTGTCCATTATTGGTCCCTACCTATCCTAGCCGCTCTCACACGGCTATTCTAACTTTGCTCCGCTAACTTGGCTAATTTCTCTGCTCTAGCCTTCGCTCGCTCCTCCTTCATCCTCTCATTCCTGCGCGTCAGGATTGCTCTCCATTTTTCAGGATTATTAGCACGCCATCTCTTATTTCTGGCTATTACTTCATCTCTATGATTATCTCGGTAGAGCCTATGATTAGCCAGAATCGTTTCTCTGTTCCTCTCATAGTAAGCCTTACCGTATGCTCTCTTTTCAGCTTTCGTCTTCATCCTGCTTCTTCCTTTCTTCTCGTTTTCGGTCTCTTCGTTTGATGTAATTCCTATAATTTGTCGCAGCGAATTTCTCTGGATTTGCTTCCCTCCATCTCTTGTTCCTGGCGTATTTCTCGGCCCTATGAAGGTCGTTATAAGCCTTCACTCGTGCTTTGATTTTCTCTTTGTTCTTCTCGTAATATTCAGGACTGGGCATTTTATATCTCCGTTTGACGTATTTACTACATACAAATTAATCAAACATAACTTTGGTGCTATAACCTCAAAAGGAGACAAAATGGGTTTAATCAATTTCATAGATAAAGAATATTCCTGTCGGTCCCTCACCACAGAAGAGCGGAAGATTTGGGATAACAGGGTAAGAGAGGCAGGCAAGGCAATTTGGAGACCTGCCGAAGATTACTGGAAGAAACTAGGGAATATCCCTATGGAGGCCAAGAAGGCGTGCCTGGTGGAATATTTAAGGACGCTCAATTGGGAGTGTCCGCCGCTCGCAGTGCGATTACGGGCATTATCAGTTGAGATGTTGCAACTCTTGGCGACAAAATGCTGTCCTGATTTGCCACCGGAACTAATAACTAGAGAAACTGCCCAGAAATTCCTGGAATGTGTCGAACCTTACTTCATTGAAGTTAAGAACGCTTAACCTTCGACACCCGAATAGTTTTAGCCATCTGCGACCTGTCTATCCTAGGCTTTCCAGCACTAACGACCTTCGTAGGACGTATTGTAGGCGGCTTTATAGGGTCTTTCTTGCCGCAGCCACCACA